CTTTGATGGTAACGTCATCGGGGGCGTTCACAAATCGGCTCTTAATTTCGTGGTCGATTCATCTACGAAGATAGACTATACCGATACTGTACTATCGGAACAAGTCGTAAAGGCGTGCTCAGAGGTCATGGAGCACATCAAGAATCAAGGTATTCCTTTAGGTAGCATAGAGCCTATGGGTGCGAGCGTCGTAAGGGCGGATCAGGATTCTGATGGAATGTTTGGATACCCGATCTGTGAAAAAGGATATGCTGAATGGACCCAAGATTTAGCTAAAAGATTACTTATCGAGACAGGGGTGTCGACATCAGCTCTAGTCGGAACTGGTGTATATGATAGAGCTAAGGGACTTCACACAAAAGCCAGAGTAATCGATGCTGGTGCTTATGTACTTGATCATAAGTCGCTATTCTACCCTGAAGATATGGTTTCGCTCGTCATTCTTCTTGCGCGTATTCAAAAGCACGGTTGGAAGAAGGAAAATGGAAAGCTAATTGCGAAAGATGGTAAAACTAGAAGTGTTTATCCAAATGCTTTCATTCCTGCTCTAATCGAAGCAATGATTATGGCACCATTTAACAAGAAATTGCAGGAGATTAAGTTCGATTGCATGCCCTCTTTGCAAGACAAGCCTACAAGGGTGGAAATGATTAAGAAACAGATCATAGAGGCTTTAAGAGATGGTTATGACTATTTAGCCGCTGACTGGTCAAAATATGATGCGTCAGTTAAAGGAAGTATCCTGGCTACTGTAATTCAATTAGTTGTCAAACCATTTATTAATGCTAAATATCACTACTGGATTGATGCTGCTACTTTTATTTTAACTTATAAGTATTTGTTATTAGATACTGCCTTAGCAAGCATTTGGACCGAAGAATTTAAGGATGCAATGGGAATAGCTCCTTATAAGAATGTTAAAAACTTTACTATTTTTGGCTTAACTGACGGTCTCATTTCAGGCGCGAAGTTTACGCATGTTGGGGGTAGTTTATACGGTGAAGTGGTTGTTCATCGTTGCGTCCCTCGTCTACTTGGTTGGGAGCCAATTTTTGGATCTCAAGCCGGTGATGATACGCTAGTGGGAGTACCTTTGAGTGCTATTGACGTATCAAGCGTCAGTAAGACATATGACCCGTTCATTGAGGCTGCGGAGAAGTATGGTTTGCATGCCAATTCTTCAAAGCAGATCTTTCACAACATTAAGGGTGAAGTTGTCAAGGTATTCCTGCAAGATTCATACCACGCCAGCACAGATACCTGGGGAATCGGTTCTATATTCAGACCGGCCGATGCTGTTTGGGTATCCGAAAGAGACAAAGGGTTGTCCGTTGCAGAACAACTAATGGCTGAGATCGCTCGAATGAACCAAGGAG